CCTCTTCTTGTTTTTAAGAAAGTTTCAGCACTGTTCAACTTATTAAGTATATTTATAAGTTTTAATTTCGCAAGAGTAATGACTTTTTGCAGGTCAAATATCTTCTTTAATGATACTTTATTATCGGGTGAAAAAAATTCTAATTCTTTTTCAAGTGCTTGTTGTTTCCTACCTTTTGCTGCATCAGTCTTTAGTTTTGCAATCTCTTTATTATATTTTGCAGTAATGTACCGAACCAAACCATCAACATGTTTAGCAGTATCACCAACCACAGAACCAGACCTAACAAAAGTGTTATTATAAGTTTCGATAGTTCCAGCAAATTTTTGATTAGCCTCCAACTCTCGTAACGTAGATCCTGCAATTTGATTAAAGATTTTTCCTGCAGTGCTGAGATATTCATTTACTTCCTCCGTGTCACTTTTTTTCATAGTATATTGAGTCATGTCTCGTAACATTGCATCCTGAGACCAGACATTTTTAGTTTTCTTTAATTTAGAAACATTAACATCATAAGATGCTTTCATATTTTCAAATGAATTACCTGTATATCTTGTATGCCATACAATACCTATTTTTGATGTTTTGATCTCCTTGGCCATTGGCGTACCTGCTGGTATTGCATATACGATTGTATTAGGGTGAAAGGTGACGTATGACTTTCCCTTAATTTTTTCAGTTTTGACATCTGTTGAACTATACAAAAAGTCACCCTGTATCACTCCTTTTATACCCAAAAGTGGGAGATACTGTAAAGCCAACTTAAACTTCTTATTAAGATCGCCAGAAGTATCAGCATCAATATCATCATCACTCTTGTATACTTTGGGAGACTTGTTAAAGATCCCCTTTTTCGCCACGAAGAATCTGTTATCACGAGGATCAATCCCAGCAAAGATAGCAGGAGCACCATCCCATTTAACGCTAACATTCCCGTCATGTTCACCTCCTAGTGTATCTCTCAAAGATCGGAGAGCAAGTATTGCTTCTCTCGTTCCCTTGACTCCACCATAAAGAACTTTGTCTTCAATGTGAGTCATATGTGTGTTTTTTTGCTCGGTAATAAATTCTTTAAAATACATTAATTCCTCTACATATATTATACTCTATTTATATGCTTTTGTAAATAAAAAAAAGCACCTTCGGGTGCTTTTCTTTTAAAATGTATTTTTTACAGTCCAGCAGGAACTATAATATAATGTATTGATAATACAACACCAACTGATGCCGCAAGACCAACCATCATTTTTAAGAAGTCTTTACCAATCAATGGAAACACAACTTTGAATTTTTCTTTACCAGTCATAGTTGCCATCGCAAGTTCTCTACCGCAAAGTAATCCTACGAATACCCATGTAGTTGACATAGGAATATCATTCAACTCCTTGAAGAAGTATAGAATAATCCAATATACAGCATCAATAATAGTGGCACTTCGAACATATCTTGTGTTATGTTTTTCAAGAACGATGTTTTGAATTTTACCACCACCCTCTCTAAACATCCACCATAATCCAGCAACAAAGATAATACTGATTCCGATCATTAAATCGACTGGTATCTGTCTTGGAAGAAATACAGCAATATTTGCCATATCATGAGATAACCAAGTCCACCATAGAAAACCTGTTGTCACCCATTGACCAATCCTCCAAAGTTTTTTATGTTCTTCTTTGACAGGTTTTGCTTCGTCAAGTATCTTTGTAACACCAATCCAGATAATGTATGCTGCTACTGCGGCAACTGCATATCCCATCATCGATTTCATCAACATCTTTTCTAAAATGAAAGTAGATGCGAATGCACTTAATACTAAAAAAGATGTACTCACTGGTACACCTATACGTGTCAATATTAGTAGTAGTCCTGGTGCCATGGCATGATACCATTGTATCTCTTGCCATGGTATTTTGTTCAGTCGTCCATATGATATGTCACCACCATTAGTGTACCAACCATACCATAGTGCCCATAATAAAACAGACGAAGCGGATAACCACATCGTCTTCCAATTAAATCTCTCATTATTTGATGCGATCCAAGTACCGAGAGTTTGTACTGAATCGTTTGCAATAACTGAATAAGCAGCAAATAGAAAACCTACTGCCATCCAGAGAGTTACTAGTTCCATAGTAATTTCTCCCTTTTAGTTATGAGAGGGATCACCACGATCCCTCTTTCTTAAGTCTTTATTTATTGATTACTTTTTCTTTGCGCGTATTTTAAACTTTGTTGCCTACGTTTTTCTCTTTCCTTTGGATCGTATGCTTGATATATCCTTTCCCATCCAGGAACTTTATTTTCTTTTGCCCATGCTGCAAGCATATCAGGTTTATGTGCTTTCATTATATCTCCTTGCCATATACTTTAACCAAATATTGCCAGTGTTTTGAATCCAATCATTATCACGATTGAGTTTCATCCACTTATATATTTTTTCTGCCTTTTCGACTATTTGTTCCTGTTTCATTATGACACCATAAATGCAACGTATATTAAAACACCTAATATACTAAAATTAATAATCATGTTTATGTAATGTGGATTCGGACTCATTTGTTAAACCTTAATGTATATTGTCTTCCATTATAATAAAAAGTGACAGTTGAGTGAGAATAAACATTTTGATATTCTTCCTCGTATCTTGTTTCAACTTGACACCTTTGACCTTTATTTTTCTCACTATTGAGAAGACCACCGATGATAGCACCCATAGCACCACCACCATCTTCTCCTGGCACATTATTACCGATGGCACCACCGATGATGGCACCTTCGAGTAAATTTTCCAGATCAGACTTGCCATTGCCTTGTGTGCAAACTTGAACTGAATATGGTCTTTTTACGACTACATTTTTGTAGTGATCTTGAACTGTTTCTGCACGCGCAAAATCAATACCTGCCATCGTAAAAGATACGATGGCACCAGTAAGTAAAAATTTTCTAAGAAGCATTTGCAAACTCCACTGCAGTCTTCATTGCATCACGTTTGCGACCTTGATTAAATCCAAACCATGATGAGTAAAGACGACTATCTGCATCTCGACCCTGCATATGATCTGTAACAAAAGTCACAGAGTTAAATGCTTGCCACCAAGAACCCTCAGCAAATCTTGCTCCAGGTTGACTATCAATTGATTGCAATGATATTAATGCATTTCTTGATAGTGTATCAACAGATAATGCTTTTCCTTGAACTCTTTTATCTGTAGTTCTTGGAAACACAGTGTTATAATACTCAATCAAAGAATCAGCAGTATATCTTTTTGAACCAAGGAATGCTGCCATCTCTTTATATGACTTGAGTTTATTAGTAGCAATACCAAGTGCAGTTTTTACCTGACTCGCATCAAACTCAACACGATGTCCTACTTTGACTGAATTACTATTTTTATCTTCAAGAGAAAGAGTTAATGTATTATTACAAACAACACGTATCGGTGTGAAACGAACATCAATTGTTTTACCATATTGATGTGGATTTGAAAATAATAGGTATGAATCAATCTTATCACCACCAAATAATTCAAACGAATCTTTCACTTTCGCAAGTGCCCATACCATTTGACCACCACGTAACGAACCAGCAGTATTCATCTCCATGTCACCTGCCATTACATACTCATGAAAAAACTCAAAGGCAGTTTCATTTTGACATGGATTCCAGTTCTCACCGACATTAGTCAAAACTTTACCATCAGAACTACGGATAAGTGATTTCTGACCTGTAGGAATCTCTTCTATCATCCCACCAGCAGACCTGTTATTCCAACGCACATAAGATTGTGCCTCTTGTACAGTCCAATCAAGTCCTGCTTTTTTCATCATCTGAGCAGGTGTCAGATCATTTGATACAGGAACACCGAGTCCGTGCCACGGAACTTCACCTGCATATGCCATTGTTTCTACTGCTGCAACCATTATGCAATCTCCTTTCTTAAAACATTATTTGCGATGTTTCTCCACATCTTATCGTTTCTCACTAATTCACCAAAATATTTTACTGCCATCCATTTATAATCAGTGCCAGACATGCTGTCAATATACTTTTCAGCGATAGTCATTGACTCATCATATGTGAGACCAGATGGAAATTTTGTGTTATTCAAATCGAAATCATTCATAATATACTCCTTATGCTACTGATGCTAATTTTAATTCTGCTGGATTATTCACTTTCCAGTTGATCACTTTTTTATCGACAGACTGCCTGACGAGAACTGACTTACTATTAACTTTTGTAATTACACCAGTAATCGTTCCTCTTTTACCAGCATCAAATTTTACCCAGTCACCTACAATAAAATTTCTACTCGCATCTTCACGAAGACGACTCTGCCTAGTTTTAATCATATCAATGATATCGTTTAACTCATCATTGTTACAGTTCATAATTGCATGGTAAATTTCATCAAAGTTTTTCATTTTATAATCCTCATTTATTTTCATTTTATACATATATTATATCATAGTTATATGGAATAGTAAAGCTTTTTTTTCGTTTTATTTAAACTTTTTTTAATGAATAATTACCATAAGAATCTTGATTATATTCTGGTAATGAATCAAATAAATTTTGTTGAAAACCATCACCACGCCATACTAGATATTCTTCGTAAGATTTTTCTTTAGTAGTATAACCCACACCATTGAGTCCAGACCAAACTAGACCAAGACCTTCACGTTTATAGACATCGTGTGCCTCGATCACT